TTCGCGCGCGACCGACCAGAATGCAGGCTCATGCGACATAGAGGCGCCGGTAGGGTTGGATCAGATTGGCCACGGTCGCCGACAGATAGCCCGATGATGCCGTCGACAGCGATGAGGTGAAATAGCTGGTGCGGACATCACCGTGCTGCACCTCGCGGATGCTGGGATCGCGCTTGCCGATTGTGCGTCCATCACGCACCGCCTCGATGACCGCTTTTTGCAGCCGCGCCGGCGCCTGTTCGGGCAGGTCGTAGCCGCCCGAATAGAGTACCGCGACGACCGTTTCCGCCCAGCACCCGCTCGTCCACAGCCGACCGCTTTCGGGATCGAACTCATAGTCGGCCGCGGTCGCGCCGGCGGTCGAGACCTCGGCGATCTCGACCACCGGATAGAGCGACAGCGTCAGCGCCTGCCGCGGCAGCATGTTCTCATTGCGATCGAAGGTGAAGGTCTCGAGCGCCTCGGCCAGCCCGAAACGGCGATCGCAATATTCTGCAATGATGCGTGATTGCATCGTGATGGCAGCCTGCAGCGCCGCGTCCTCGCTGGTGCCCTCGATGCCGAGCGCGAACTTGAGGTCGTCGAGGCTGATCAGATCGGGACCAGCGCTGTCGGTCGACTCGCCGAGGATTTCGAGAATGGAATGCATTACTTCAACCTGAGCGGCTCGAGTGCGCGTTTCTCGTCTAGCCGCGCATCGCGCCCGTCGCTGCCGCGCTTGACGGCGAGGCGCCAGTCGTCCGACTTGCCGGGCTTGGCCGCGGTCCCGGTCTGCGCGATGAAAAACGATCCGCCGAGCGTGACGCCATCGCCAGCGACATAGGCCGTGCCCTCTTTCCACACCCCGGCATCGAGCACGATGGCGGTCTTGATTTCATGCACGGTGTCGCCGACGGCCCAGCGCAGCGTACGGCCCCCGTCGGGCGTGGTGACCGTGGCGGTCTTGAATGCGCGCCCGACCTGCTCGGCGGCATAGTCCTGCAGGAATGTCAGGTCGCTGGCATTGCGGCCGGACTCGCCCTTCTGGCCGCGCTCGCCGTTCTTGCCGTCGATGCCGGCCGGCCCCATGGCACCGGGTTTCCCCGCTTCGCCGCGCTCGCCCTTGTCGCCGGTCTCGCCGCGGGTGCCGCGCTTGCCTTCCGGGCCGGTTTCGCCCGGCGGCCCCGGCATACGCGCGAGGGCTCGAACCTCGGCCAAGGCGCGATGGCACATGGCCAGGCAAACGCCAAACCCCTCGGTCAGCGTATACTGTGGAGCGGGGATCATCGGGTTCTCACTCATGCCGCCCCCTATGCTGCCAGGAGCCAAGCAACGATTGCAGCCTCATCATCGTCGTGCCGCCCGCTGGCAGCGGCTCTGAACTTCACGACCATGCCCGAACCCGAGCCGCGCGTGCCGACAACGCCCGCGCTCACAACCGACAGACCTTTGAGCACCGCCGCTGCGGCACCGGCCTGGCCGCGGACGCCGACCGCTGCCGCGCGCACCACCAGTTGCGCCGCGCTGCGCCCGGCAACGCCGGCCGTGCCTGCCGCCTCGCCGGTGAGGCTGGGCAGCGCACCGAGGCCGGCACCGACCAGAGTGACGACGCCATGCGCGTCGCCCTCGAGCTCGGGCAGGATGCCGAAGCCGCGGCCGACGACCGGGAATGGCTTCGGCCGCGGATAGTAGCCACCGCCGCCCGCCGCGCTGGCGGCAATGACCTCGGCGTCGAGAACGTCTGCTGCAGCCGCAGCCTCGACCATAACCGCCGCATCGGCGGCAATGACGATCGCATCGACCACCTCCGCCGGAATGCTATTGCCGGGAACCAAGCCATCGGCGGTCGGGTAATGAGCGTCGGCGCTGTAGCGAACGGTGTCGGCAGTAACATGTGTCCCGCTGGAGGCGCCCGCGGGCTCGACCACCTCCACCGCGATGACGTTGGCGGGGACATAACCGTCAGCGGTCGGATAGTGACTATCGGCCGTAAACCGAACGGTGTCGGCAGTGACGCCCATCGTTCACATCAGATCGTCTTGTTCACGCTGGTTTCAACTGCGCTCTGCAAATCAGTATCGGTGATGGCGGCACCAGCGTCCTTCACCTTAGGATCCATAATCAGAACGGGCATGATGGCATTGACGGCGTTGTCGCTATCTCGAAATGTGTCCTGTGCCCATTTCAGCCGCGTCGTATGCGCAGGCACCGAATTAGCTTCGTCACTGATGTAGCTGGCATAAGTCAAACAGGCGATCCGCGTGCGCCCGTTAAAGTCGGCGTCATGCATCAGATCGGATGAAGTCTTATAGTCGATGGCCATTTGTAGCCTCCCTTAGACATATTCCGCGATCACCACGAACCCAGCCGAACCTGCACCGCCCGCTCTGGGAGTGGCGATAGCCGTTCCCCATGCTCCAGAACCACCGCTGCCATAGTTCGCTGCAGCGCCACCGACTACTGATAATGATGCGGCATTTCCATATCCAGGCGCTCTACCACCGCCTCCAAAAAAACTAGAGCCTCCAGTACCAGCGGGAGAATAATTACCTGCCGCCCCCACACTACCAACAACTCCAGGATTACCTGCCGCCACGACATCCCCAGCAGAGCCAGCAGCGCCACCAGTCCCACCAGAATATAGGCCAGCTGTCTGACCCCCTCCACCACCACCGCCAAGGGCAATGCAGAGAGCCCCAACACTGGTCGTGCCGCCACCACCGCCATTTCCGCCTCCAGAAGCACCAGCAGTACCGGCGGTACCTATGGTAACAACCTGACTAGCGCCGATTGCAGCAGCATTAACGGTTCTTCTTGAGTAGCCCCCGGAACCGCCACCACCGCCGCCGTAAGAACCACCCGTAGTATCGCCAATACCACCGCCACCGCCGCCACCACCGACACACTCGATGATGCAATACTTCATACCAGCAGTGGGGGTGTACGTACCTGATGCAGTGAAGGTCTGAGGCGGTACAACGATAGAGCTAAAGCCACTACCACCTACTGCATTCGCTTTGACCTGCCCTGCTGTCGTTCGATCCCATGTGACGGTCGCGGTGTCAGTCAGCACGCGCTCGGAAGTCAGCGTCGCATTAGTCGTCGATGTAATGTATTCCGCACCAACAGGCGCGCCGCCGCTTCCAGCGGCAACTGCAGCGGCCACAAAAGCCGTCGTCGCAATCGATGTATCGTTGTCGCCTGCGGTTGGCGTCGGTGCTGTTGGATTGCCAGTCAATGCAGGCGACGCACGCGGGGCATAGGAAGCAAGATCGGTCGAGACGAGGTAGCCCTGCGCCTTAACAAAGGCAGTCGTCGCGATGCTGGTATCGTTGTCGCCGGCCGTCGGCGTCGGTGCCTTTGGATCGCCCGTGAATGTCGGTGACGCGAGTGCGGCAAGACCGCTGACGCCGGTCGATATCGCTGTAGTGACAAACGCCGTCGTTGCGATGCTAGTATCATTGTCGCCGGCCGTCGGCGTCGGTGCTTTGGGGTCTCCTGTGAAAGTGGGTGAAGCTAGTGGCGCATATGATGCGCCCGTCTGAATAGAAAACATGATGCGCTGTTGGTTTCCCAGCGCGGAACCGCCCACCAAAAACGTAACAGGGATTTCCCAGTAAGTACCGCCGTCAACAAGTGCGCCTGCAACCTGATAATTCGCATATTGCGAACTGTCACTCTCATCCTGAAGGATTAGGTTGGCACCGATCGGTGTGGTCTCAAGAGCGCGCTTCAGATCAACTCCGCCATTAGTAACGTTACTAACCCAAACGATGGTTGCCGATGATTGAGTAGCATTGTTGAGCCGGATTTGACCCGAGCTTGGTGGCGCGCTGGTATTGGTGCTGAATATATATTCCGCGGCTCCGCCGCTACCGCCGGTGGCGGTCAATGTACCACTGGCGAAATCCAGGCCCGCTCCAACTTCTACCGGCGACCAGACATCGGTACCCGAGCGATAATAAATCGTATCGATTCCAGTGAGCGCGGCGATCGCTGTCAAATCAGCGTCAAGTGGCTGAAAGCCGAGCGTGGCGGAATCGACGCCCTTGATGGTGTATTCTTCACTTACGCCACCGGTGACAAATTGCGCGATCTTGCCTTCGATCGGTTCGTCTTCCAGGCCAGAATAACTGACAAATTCATACGGCGCGCTATAAAGCTCGGTGAAATTCTGATTGCACTTATCAAACGATGCCCGGTTTGTATCGCCGGTGCCATCTTCTTCCGCTGCCCCAATATTGATGACTTGCTGGGTCATGGCATCGCCAGTCGGAACGACTTAAGCCGCACCGGGCCGCCACGGAAAATCTTGGTGGTGTTGAGCTTGATCACCGCATCGCTGTTCTCATCGCCTGCATCACACGAGAAGACCGTTCCGCCGTTTGCCGAAACGATCCGCGCGGATTGCGCCTGCCCCGTCAGGGCGGCATCCCTTTCCGCGATCTTGTTGAATTCAAGCTCGCCGCCGAAGGCTTCTTGCGCTACCGGATTGCTGAGTTTCAATGCCGCCAGAACCCTGCCATCGGCTGACAGCAACTCGATGCTGCCGCCATCCATCATGGCGGCAAGAGCGTCAAGCATGGCATTGCTTGCCTCTTGAGATAGCTCGATGATCACGGTTGCGTCTCGTCGTAGACCGGCACGAAGTTGCCGTCGGCGTCGCGCTCGATGCGGGTCACCTTCGGCGATGGCCGCGGCGGTTCGCTGCGCCGCTCGATCTCCGGCGACTCGTGCAGCATTCGCACGGCAAGAGCCACTTGTCCGGCGAGCTCGGGCGGCAACACGGCGGCGTGTGCCATAGTCTCGGCCACTTTTAGCTCGTGATCGGCCAGTAACTCGCCAAGCACTTTGGCCCAATTTATCTGATCAGTCATTTAACAGCCTCGCCTTAAGCTGCATGACGCAGTCTCTCGTCACGATAACCGCGTGTTTCTCGCAGCGCGGTCTCATCGGCCTTGGCGGCAGCGGGCGGCGCCTTATCCTTTGCCGGCGGCACCTGATCGGCCGGCGCATTCGCTGGCGGTGCTGGCGGCGTTGCCGGCTTGAACGGATCGTCCTGCGCGTCGCGTTTGGCGAGCGCTTCTAGACTATAATTTTGCTGCTGCAGATACGGCGATGCGCCACCGGTGACTGGCTTGAGGTCGAGCTTGCCGCGGCCCTCGTTCGGGGTCATCACGCCGGCGCCGACCGCATCGCGAATGGCGGTGACCTGCGTCACGGTGTCCATGCGCAGCAGATTGTCGGTATCGAACTCGGTGCCGAGGCCTTCGCCCCAGCCGATGCCGAGCGCCGCGTCGAGCAGCTCCTCGATCTCCTCGATGTGCGACTGCAGCGCCTGCGAATAGTATTCGACGTTAAGGGCTTGGACGTTGTTGTAAGTCGGCAGCACGCCGACGCCGACCTTGTAGGGCGGCACATGGTAGACGCTGCAGACCACCTCGGCCGACCATTTCAACTGCTCGATCATCTGGCCCTCGACATTCGTCATGGCCATCTTCTCGTATTTCATTCCGCCGGACAGCACTGCGACACGACCGAGATTGACGCGCGAGAAACGTTGCTCCCATTCCTCCTTGATGCGCTTTTCCTGCACGTCATCGATCTCGCCGGGTGTTGTGAGCAGGCCGCCGGGCACCGACGCATTCTCGAACAGCAGCGCGGACGTTCTTTGCGCGTTGAGCCCGAGCATCGAGGCGAGCCCCGAGGCGAACACCGGCGGCGTGCCGACCAGCGGATGAAACAAACAGTTGAACCGGTCGTGAATGATCTCGCGCGCCGGCACGATGATGTCGTCGATGTCGGCCAGGTTGTCGCTGCTCAGACGATAGAACACGCTGCCGTCGTCGGCGACCAGCGGCTGCACCCGCGTCGGATCGAGCACATGCAGCGCGGTCACCACCTGACGATTGTCGCGCACCTTGAGGACATAGGTATTGCCGCGCGCCAGTTTCGAAAGCAACCACGATTCGTAGAACTGATTATGAGTCTGATAGTCGTTCGGCCGCCGCAGTACCGGGCTGTATGCCGGATTGGTGGTCTCCGACCAGATGTTGTTGCTATCCTTTTCAGCGAGCTTGACGCGCAGCTTGGCGATATCGCGGGCGATCAGCGTCTTGCAGGCGAAGTCGGCATGAAACGATGCCGCGGTATCAACATTGATCTCAAGATTGCGCTGCCAGGCGCCGGCAAACGGCTCGCGGATGATCGGATACCAGCCGCCGCGGCCTTCCGGCACCACGGAGTTGAGCGCCTTGCGCTTCTCGCCGGTGAACGGAATCGGCAGGCCGAAGATCCGCATCAGCGTTTTGCCTGTGCGATCTCGTGCTGCAGCCGGGCCAGGCCCCAGCGGCCGTCGACATCGATGCCGAGCAGTGTGGCTACCATGCGCAGGTTGTCGATGGCCGCCTCCGTCGTTGCAGCATCGCCAATACTATCGTCGGAATCAGATACGAATTTTTCCTCGACCTTTGCTGCGCGCACCGGCTTGTCCGGCGCAAACTTCGCCTTCCTGCCCGCGACCAGCGCGATCGCGTGCCGCGGCGGCGCCTCGTATTCCTCGCCGGCGACCAGATGCCGGGTGCCGTACTTGTGCGGCTTGGTCGCCATCAGCTTGCGCAGTTTCATCGGCATCACTCCGAAAAATGGGGGCGGACAGAGGAGGCCGGCCCGCCCCCAGGGCGCGAGGTGGTCCTGGATTACGCGGTGTGGACTGGGCCGCCCCAGTCGGCGCTGGTCAGATACGCAACCGACTGCGTCCGGCCCCGGACCCAGTTGATGATGCGCTCCGCTTTGACGCCGACGCTGTTGGTCTGCCAAAGACTTACAAGCGAGGCACCTGTCGGCGTACTCGAATCGTGAGTCGGCGCGTCCGACATTTCGAGCGAGGCCTCCATGCTCGTATCGACGGAAACATCGCCATCATCCGCCAGGAAGACATCCGTGGCATTGACCAGCACAACCATGGCACTGGGGACATAATCACTGACGATCACCGGCATGCCATAGACCGTTCCGCCGGTTGCACCCATGGTTGGGAATTCCTGCTGACCGAGCGGATTGACCATCATTGCCAGTGCCTGAGCACAGGCTGATGTCATGATAAAGACGGCAGTTGAAGGAGGATTATTCGCCGCATTGAACTTGGCGAGCAGCGAGCGAATATCCAACCGGATGGCGTCGGAATCATCGCCCGACGATACGATCGATGCCGCTCCGTTGGTGATCGAGGCTGGCGATATATTCGCCACTGCGGTCTTTGACGGAGTGATGAAGTCGGTGTCGAGCCTCGCCCGCAATGCTTCGGCCAGTTGATTACGCACGATCGCATCCGACTTCGGATCGCTGAACCGGATATTTTCCATGCTCAGCACACAGATGTTTGCCACCTTCAAAGGTGCAAGCGTGGTTCGCGTGAACGCAAACGAGGTTAAGGGTTTGGCTTTCGCCTCCCCAA